TTTCAGTTATCTCGAAGGATTCCGCTGCAGTAACTAATGCCCCAGCAATTCCTACAACTACCCAAGAACCTGGATTACGGTTCTTACTAAGTTGGGGAATATGGATATTATTAATGGGTTTAAAACTATTACCCAACATCGAGAAGGTTTACTCGGGCATACTAAAACTCAACAGCCCAATCCTTAATAGATGGATTTCATCTTGCTCCAAATTTATGACTCGGGTATATTGGACGGGATACATATCAATTACTATAATACTTACAGCTTTTCCTTACCTGCATGCCGGATTATTAAAAGATTTTATTTGGGCCCTCTACCTCTTCTTAGTGGGGATTATTGGACTATCTATCTTTACAACCAACAAACAGGAATTACTTAAATAACTACCAACTAAGTGGGGCTACAACAATAGCTCCACTTTTTGTTTAAATTATTAACTATCTAGAAACATTATGATTATGAAACGAATAATTATCTTTACTATATGTTTAATTGCACTAGCAAGTTGCAGAGAAACCCTAGAAATAACCAAAATAAGCGAGAAGAGCACTTATACTTTACAGGGTACAGTGGTTGATTACACTGCAAAGACACGGAAGGGAGAGACCAGGACTTTTACTGATATAAAGAAGAAATACAAAGTAGGTCAAACCATCAAAAGAAAGAAAAAATAATGGTACTATCACTCCTTGCAACTGCCCCAACAGAATTAGAAGTAATTAAGATGTTGGATAAGAGCCAAATTTTCTGGCTGATTCTTATTGCATTATTAGCTAATGTTACTTTAAGCTTAATCAAGGCCTTACAAGAACGGTCTGCCCAAAGGAAATCTAATGACTTCCAGACTTCCTACATTGAAAAAATGGATATGTTAATAGAATTATCCTACCGTAAGGTTTGCAACTACGTAGACAAACCTACTGCAGTTAAATTGGTAGAGGTAAACTACACTAGCTTCAAACATGAGATTATCATGAGGATGACTAAGATATATATCAACAATCACAGAGATGACCCGGAAAGACAAAAGGATATAAAGAAAATCCTTGAAAATACTATTATTACTAACTACAACAGTCATGTATTTAACCTACGTATGCTTCGGTACCATAAATACACTTTAGAAACCCACTTAATTAATACCTTCAAACCAGAGTTATTGATTGACGGGTTATATAAAAGGGTAGTTAATCCCGCTTCTACCATGGAACAAACATTAGATGCTGTTAGTGAACTATTTGATAAATTTCTAATTGAACACCAAACTTACATTCAAAAACTTCCAGACTGATGAAAGAAAACCTTAACCTTGAAGTCTCAGGACATATCAAGCTTTACGAATTCAGAGAAAATTGCCGGGTGTTAATCCTGGACCAAAAGAATGCAATACAAGTAGAAGCCAAAAACATTATACGGAAAGCCCTTACGGGATTGGCTAAAATCGATAAGATAACTTGCCTCGCTGCTGGGGACGTAGTATTGGGTTCTACTACTGTAGGAGCAACCCTTACTAGCCCGAATCAAGGGGAAGTTACTTTCACTGGTAATATATCCGCTGCCTCATTCGCCGGTACTATAGAGAAATTAAAATTGGATTCCATTTATGAAAGCCAATCATTTTCTATAGTTTCCGGGCTTTCTGTAGTAAAGGATGGACTTACCGATTTACAGGTAGAATGGACAATACGAATTAACCTAACTTAATTTATATGATAACTAAAAGATTTCAGGAGTATAAAACTCCAATAACATCCTGGTCTCTCAATGAGAAGAACCAGGGTTTACTGTGTGCAGGTAGATACCGAGGATTCGATGGCATGGAACATGTTTCTACATCTGGGTCTGCTGTTACTATAAACCTTAATCATACAGTAACTGGGTTCTTCCAACATGATGACAATAACTCTGTGGATTGGACCCCATGTGGTTTAGTAGTAACCCAAGCTGGTACAATCATACACATACCGGGTCAGGATTTACATGCAGTAATTGACTTCAACGTAGGAAGTGTTAACCACAGATTAGATGTTATTGCATTAGAATACACTTATGTAAAAACCCAGAATGGGCAAGAAGCTAACTTAGTAGTTATTAAGGGTGCTAACGATGGTTTGGTACCGGGCCTAGCTAACCAGAACCAAGTTGCTTTATGTATCATTGATTCTGCACCGGGTGCTAATGCTTTCTCTGCTTTAAACTTCTGGAAATACCCAGTACCTACACTAGGGAATGCTGTCCTAGATGACCAATACGATTTCGCAAATAAGTACGCACAACTACATGCCCGTAATGTATTTACTAAAACCCAGGCTTCATATAAACCCACTACCTCTCCTACCCCTATCTCCGGAACAGAGTTCCGTACTGGTATGGATGGAAACTTTACTTTATTCAACCCATACGAGGGTGGTATATTTACTTCTATTAGGGGTGATGCCTCTACCCTACACTACCCCGGTACTAGGTTAATGATAGTAGTACTAGGGGTTTTAGATGGTGCTACCTTCCTACATAAGAACCTAGTGGGTTTACCAACTAACTATGAATTGAAGAATGGGGATTTATTAGATATGGTTTGTACTAACAACTCCCCAGAACAATGGTTCATACTAAGCAATACTGGTAGGCAAACTGCTGATATCACAGCCCTTAAATCAGCTGATACAGCAATGGATACCAGGGTAGATGCTTTAGAAGTTGCTGAAGAAGCTTGGAAGATAGTTGGAGTAGGTGCTGCCCCAGCTTTCGGGACTGGGTGGAGTAATACCAGCCCCGCTTACCGTAGTCTTAGGTTTAAAAAAGAGAAAGCGGGTTACCTAGTAGTAGAGGGTATGGTACAATACGTAGGTGGGATTGATGGGGTTGTAGTCTTTACTCTTCCAGCAGGTTACGTACCCTCTGATATGACGCAAGTTACAGAACTACCCATACATTACGATGTAAGCGTAGGACATATCTATATAGACCATAACACAAGGGAGGTAATGTTCCTCCAAAGTGGTGATGCTGCGGTAAATCAGGTATACATGTACTTCAGGATAAAACTAGACTAATACTCTCACGGAAAAGCCCAGAAATTATCTGGGCTTCTTTGTGTTATATAGATACCTGAGAAAAGTATTCCCGAGCATTAGAAATACCAGTTTGTATTTCCTCTCTTAGACCCTTGATGTAATCTTGGGTATTCTGATTGTAAGGTACCCCTAAAAATTCTAGGATTAATTTATTAGGTATCCTACTACTTGTAGAAGCAATCCTGCTGGTTATATAGATAGGAGGTTGAAGTTCTAGTGTTAACAACTGATACGCATCATTGGAAATCTTATTCTTCATAAATTCTAATGCTAGATTCATAAGGACTTCCTTTTCTCCCATCTCTGTTTCATCTTCAATAATATTTGAAAGTTGAACGTTATCCAGGGAAATCTCATTTGAATAAAGGCTAGAGGATTCCTGGTATACTTTTCTGAGAATTCTACATTTAAAAAATTGTAGGGATTTAATAATATGCCCCAAAAGGATATTCTCTTCGAATTCCTCAAAGTACTTGCAATAAGCAAACATAAACTTATCACTAAACCAGGATTTGATTTCATCCTGAGTAACCCCCAATCTGCGGTGGTCAATCTGGTAAGATAGAGAGTTTCTTAATTGCTTAGTTTTCTCATATAAACTATTGAATAACTCCGGATTATAATTCTCCGGCATTTCTTTTAACCTGTGAAGTTCCATAAATAATAAGGGTTGAAGGATTCTTAATTCTTAATTGAAATGCAAATATATATATAATATATTAAATTGCAAACAGAAAAATAACTCAAAATAACCCCGTGATAGTAGAATACTACTATTCAGGGTGTTATACTTAAATGCTATATAAAGAAAATTAACCAAGATGAGGGATACACCGAAATTTGAATACGGGTTAGATTACCAAGAAGATTTATTATCCTATGCAGTTCTAGACAGAAACGGGCACTTAGTGGTTGAGTTATTTAAAGATTCATACTTTGCACTTCTAGAACATGCAGTAATTGCCACAGCAATAAAGGAATTCTATAACAAGAATAAAAGAGTTCCAGGGAAAACCATATTAAAAGAGGAACTCTATGATATGTTCAAACAAAGAGAATATATCGAGTCACTTACTGGGGATGACCAAAAGAATGTTATTAAATTAGTTGATACCTTATTTGCTAAGCATTTAAAGGATTCTGACGAGATATTTAATAAATGCGCAAACTTTGCTTCCTTTACTGAGATGAAGGACCAGGTAGAAAACATAGATATCTACAATGTAGCAACCTACCCAGAATTTGCAGCAAAGGTTCAAAAGGCAATAAACTTAAGGACTTATAAAGATACTGTAAAGGGGACATTCTTAATAAAGGATATCAAGGATAGGCAAATGAAACGTCAAACTGAGTCTCACATCATACCTACCCCCTTTAGACAAATCAATGCTTTAACCAATGCCGGGGGGTATGCTAAGAACAGTATCATGTTAGTATTGGATAGGCCAAAGAAACTTAAAACAGCAATGTTAGTAAACCTTTCCAGGGGTTATATGAAACTTAAGAAGAAGGTACTCTATATTGACTTAGAGAATGGAGAAGAAGAAATTGCAATACGTATCGAGCAAAGTTTATCAAAATCCACTAAACAGGAAATTTTATCCGGTAAAGAGGATAAGTACATACAAAAGATTTTAAGGAAATACCGCCGAATAGGGGGTGAAGTAGTAATACGCAGGTTACCAGCTTTTTCAAATGCAATGGATATCCAAGCAGTAATGGATGAACTATATAGGGACCATGGATTCCAAACACAGGTATTAGTTATTGACTACTTGGGTAAGATGGGTTCTATATCTCGTAAGCAAGATGATACTGAAAGGATATCAGATGCTTATATTGATGTTGCCAACTTAGCTGAGAGGAATGATATAGAACATGTATGGACTGCCCATCACGTTGTAAGGGATGCTGAAAAACGCAGTAAAACTAAGTATAAGGAATCTGATATTGCCAAATGTATTGATATAGTTAGGCACGTACATGCCATCTATGGTTTAAATGCAAATGAGGAGGAATTGGAAGAAGGTATAGTAAGGATGGAACTTATAGTTCAACGAGATGGTAAACCTACGGGCAGGGGGGTATTCTATGTAGATGCAGAATGCCAAAGAATAGAGGAAATGAAACCGGCTCAACGCCATGAGTATGATAAGATGTTCTCACAAACTCAAATGGAAATAGGAGATGACGAATGAGTTTAACAAGGGACTCTAAAAATAAGGTATATACCTACTTCATAAAACGACTAGGTATGCGTAATTACACACGGGGATGGTTAAAAGGTAACTGTCCCCGTTGTGGTAAAGAAGATAAGTTCGGGGTCCATATTGGGATGAACCGGGCTAACTGCTTTTACTGTGGGGGTTATCCTGACCTTAAGAAAACTATAATGGAGGTTGAGGGATTCACTTCAAACCAAGAATACTATAGTTTACTTGCCGGGATAGAATCAACTGCAGAATACAAGGATTATATACCTGACCTAGTATACAATGCTAATGCGGAACTCCCCGAAAGTTTCTCCCCTTTATCTATGGGAGATTCACAATGGGGCATATCGGCTAGGAGCTATATGGAGGGGCGTGGGTTCGATATTGATGATTTGACCCTAGCTGGTTTTGGATATTGTACTTCTGGGAAATACCAAGGGTATATAATAATGCCTTTCTATATGGCAAATAAACTGGTATATTTCCACGCAAGGTTATTCCTGGGTTCAGGCCCTAGATTTAATAACCCACCTATTGAGGAAGTAAATATAGGGAAGTCACTGGTAATATATAACTTTGATGCCCTTGCCATTTACAAAACAGTTTACATAGTTGAATCAGTACTTAATGCCCGTACAATCGGGGATGCTGCTATAGCGGGAGGGGGTAAGTCCTTTTCTAATGCACAGCTATCAATGCTGGTTAAATCCCCCGTAGAAAACTTTATAATAATACTTGACCCAGATGCTCAGGATAAAGCTATATCAATGGCATTATTCCTACAACCCTATAAGAAAGTCAAAGTAATATGCTTACCCGGTGAAGAAGATGTTAACTCCTACGGTAAGAAGAAAACTATAAATATATGCAGGAAAAATAGATATTTATCCTATACAGACATTTTAAAACTTAGGAAATGAGAGACCCAAGCATACACGTAAAATTATCAGACTTAGAATGGGCATTCGACAATGTAGCAGTAGATGGTAGTGAATCTACATACGAATACTGTGCAATGATTATGAGGTTGATAAAACATAAGTCCTGTTCCAATAGGGGTATCAGGGTTGATAATAAGAAAATGGAAGAGAAAGCAACTAAAGTAGCATCTGCCACCATATCAGATACTGATTTATTTGCTAATTTGCTTTTAAACACTAGAAGACAACTCAAACATAGGGGTATACAACAAATCAAACCCTCAAGTAAGGATTGGTTGATTTTAAAGGAAGTGGTAGAACTTGCAAATGAATTTTGTAATGCCTTTGAATTAGAGAAGAGGGAAGGTTACATTAAATACATAACAATAGGATTGGGTAAGATGAGGAATTTCAACCTAAGCACTTTAAAGAGTTTAGCTGGGTATATTAATTCCTGTTTTGAATGCACCTATGAATTAATGAAAGATGAACACCGCTCTGAAACCGAGGAAGCATACCATGTATATAATACCAAGGTATTGGAAAGAACAGGTATCTCAATGGGTTTAGAGAATGACCCAACCAAGATGATACACTTCAAAAGGGTGGCAGAAACCTGCAGGAAGTTAAGGGTATCAGTTAAAATCTATATCCGAGCTCAGTTTGCAGGATTAGAATACAAGGAGGGATTACCGGAACCCGGACAACTAACAAATGAAAGAGCAATCCAAAGGTTGAATAAATACCTATACGAGAAAAACTTAAAGGGCTGTGAAACTAAGAAAGTAGGATTAAAAAACTTAAAGAACCTATGATAAGAATTGTATTAAACAACAACAAGGGTAAGTTGGAAGGAGAATTAGTTAAGCTTAATAAGATTAGGAATGAACTAAAGGTAAAACACCCAAACGCTTTTCACATCAGGTCTCACATGCCGAAAGGGTGGGATGGTTGCGTATACTACATAACCGAAGCAGCATACTTCAAAACCGGTTTATTCCCCGCAGTAGTAGCAAAGATAGAAGAACTGGGGTATAGTTGGGAGTTAAGGGACTTACGGGTACTACCTACTTATATAGGAGTACCAGAAGAAGTTTCAGGTACTTCCTTAAGAGGTTATCAATATGAAGCAGTAAAAGCCCTGGTAGAAAATACCGTAGGGGAGGTTGAGTTTCCCGTAGGGGTAATTAATGCAGCAACTAATGCGGGTAAAACCTATATGTTATTTGGTGTACACTTATCATTCCGGGATAACGTAAGTATAATCCTACTTAATAACACAGCCCTATATGACCAGTTCATAAAAGATATGCCCAAAGTATTTGCAGACGGGGAATGGGGTTGTATGAAAGGCAAGGATATTCGTTGGGGTTCCAAGATTAATGTAGTGATGGTTCAAACACTTATAAATAACCTACAAAGGTACCGGGAGGAATTAAATGATGTTTCTACCGTAATTATTGATGAATGTGACTTAGGTACTTCTAAAACGTATAGGAAATGTATAGAGGCTTTATACAATGCACCCATCAGAGTAGGATTATCAGGTACTGTATTTATGAGTAAGTTAAAGAAGGATGAATTAAAACACCTAGAATTACATTCCTTCATGGGGTATGAGGTATTCATAATAAAAAACCATGAACTAATCGATATGGGCATTTCAACCAAGCCCATTATTAAGATAATACAAGCACCAAACCGACCTTCTTACCCAGATTATCCTACCGAGTACCGGTATAATATAACTCTAAATGAAGATAGACACCAAATAGTTTATGAAAGAGTTATATTCAATTTAAAGCATGGCAGAAAACCGATGCTCGTAGTTGCAATATTCCATGAACACGTAGAAAATCTATATAAGTTCATGAAAGATAAACTAGCAGAAAACAAAATATCCTGCAAGTTCATACACCATGAAGTAAAAGACAGAGCAAAGATTATAGAGAAATTCAGGAAAGGTAAACTAGATGTACTGATTACCTCAATGATTATTAAGAGAGGTCAGAATATGCCTTTAATTAAATACATCTGTAATGCCGGAGGGGGAGACTCTGCTGCAAACGTTCTGCAGGTACTCGGAAGAGGACTTAGAACATCAGAAACTAAAAACCGAATATACCTTGACGATATCTATGACTCAGGGAAGTATTTGCAAAGACACTCAAAACATCGGGTAAACTATTATAAGAATGAACAAATCAAAGTAATAAAAAAATTCTAATATGAGCAAGTTTAGAGAATCCAGGAGTAGCAGTATACCTGATGAAGATTTAATGAAACCAATGCAGTTCCTTAAACTCGGGGGTGATGATGACCCTTGCTTTGGTAAGGAATATGACTTAAATGCCCATGAGTGCCAACTCTGCGGGGATATTGAGGCATGTGCAATAGCTTTTAGCCAGAGCATGAAGAAGATTAGAAAAGGGGAAGAAAAGAAAGCAACCTTCAAAGATTTAGATGCCGGTGCATTAGAAGCAAGGTTAGAAGTAGAAAAGTTTATCCAGAAAAAACAGAAGGCGGGTGTATCTGATGCTCGTATCAGGATAATGATTAAAAAGAAATACCAATTCACTACTAAACAAATAAAAACCCTATTCCAATGGACGTAAGAGACATTAAAGAAGTACCAGTTATAACAGGCAACCCAATAGTTGCTTTGTTCGGTTGGCAAAAAGAATTGCTTGACCATTACATTTCAATTGAGGGATTACCTCAGTACCCAATTAATCCAGATATGAAAACTAACCAGGTACTCTTCAAGGATTTCATTGGCAGGGTAGTTGAAGAATTAGGGGAATCCTACGAATCCTATTGCATGGCTGGGGCAGAAGATATGGGTTCTACAGAATGGTTAAATCACATGAGTAATGCAACTGAGGAAGTGGCAGATGCTCTACATTTTTTATTAGAAACCCTTATCTATGCTGGATTACAACCAGATGATTTAAAGGTAATGGAATACCCAGTTGATACCAATGAATTGGAACTTGGTAACATCTCTAAAGTTATGTGGCAAGTTACTTACCATTTAATGATTGCAAGGAATTGCCTAAAAAACAAACCTTGGAAACAAACACAGATGATTACGGATACCACTGCTTTCAGGGATAATCTAAAACTATCTTGGAGAGCTTTCCTTAAAATGTGTGCTTATCTACAAATAAACCCACTGGAGATGGTAAACCTATACTACAAAAAGAACAGAGTTAATTTCTTCAGAATTAAATCTAAGTATTAATGGACTTAGTAAAAACCCACTCCTACGGGAGTTCACAAGAATGTTGGGAAGGTATCAACGAATACTTTATGCAACATGAAACGGAGATATTGCAAAGGGGGGGCCTACGTACAGGCTCCCAACTTGTTTCATATAATCACTTCGTTGATATACACCGTGCCTGGTTAAGTCCTGACTTTAACTTCGGTAAACTCTTTGGATATACCCCTACTAAATGGAAATCCCTAGTAAGTAACTACATAAACCTGGACTACCTTGACTTGGTAAAAAGCGAAATCTTATCCCGGGAAATGAAGAACAGCAAACAATATAATATATCCTTTAATTTCTCTAACTCCCATGGTTCGGGTAAAGGGTGTTTATTAAGCTGTACTTTCTTAAGGAGGCCATCAGGTATAGCACCTGTACTGTTATTCAACCTACGTTCTTCGGAAGTAGTAAAGAGATTGGCAGTAGACCTATTATTACTCCAAAGAATGGGAGAATATGTTTATGGGGAAAAGGCTTTTGGTTTACAACTATTCTGCGGTAATATTTATACCACTGCTGAGTTCAGTGCCATGTATAATAACCATAAGAAAATCCGTAAAATCATAGATACTAAATCCGAGATGCTACCTTTTCAAAAGAAGGTAGTTGATACCCTGAAACACTTCAAACATGTGGACCCGGCTACTATCAAGTATAAAGTTCACTTGCGGGCAGTTAAAAGATTGCAGGCAGATAAGTTTCCAGTGAAAGATTTCGTAGCAAAAGACTGTTACTTAAGTGTTTAACTATAAATAAACTAGATTCTATTATATATTAACTAAAACAAATACCTTATGAGGATATATGAGAACTGCTACGAACTTATGTCTGAGGCTTTCAGAGAAGTTTATGAAATGGGCCAAATAGTAAAACCCAAGTCAATGCAAAATAAAGTGATTGAAGGCAATGATGACTACATCACTAAGGA